GAACTATCAAGGGAAAAAGGAGTTTATGAACACGATAACACGTGCGAAGGCAAGGGTGGAAGCGTATGCAGAGGAACGGCTCTTTGACCGGGACGGGACGAGCGGGGCTCAGTTCAGCCTGAGAAACAACTTCAAGGGTTGGACGGAAAAGACGGAACTGGATGAAGAGGAGCAGCAGGCAAGGATCGAACTGAACAAAGCCAGAAAAGAAGCAATCACAGGTGAGAATGAGAATCATGATGCAATAGACAGACTTGATAGCATACTGGAGGAGCTGCGGAACAATGCAACTGAGCAAGAAACAGAATGAGTACATTGTCAATGCGACTCATAGATGGAACATTAAGTCCGGAGCGGTACGTTCCGGGAAGTCATATGTTGATACAGCATTTATGATCCCATTCCGGATCAGGGCTGTCGCAGGAAAGCCGGGACTGAACGTTATCCTCGGTGTATCGAAAGAATCCATCGAACGAAATGTGCTGCAACCTATGAGAGAACTGTATACCAGTGAGCTGATCGGATTCATCAACAACCGGAATGTGGCAATGATATGTGGTGAAGAGGTGTATTGCCTCGGAGCCGAGAAGGTCAGCCAGGTAGCAAAGATTCAGGGAGCCAGCATCAAGTATTGCTATGGTGATGAGATCGCCAAATGGAACAAAGAGGTGTTTCAGATGCTGAAATCTCGTCTCGACAAGCCATACAGCTGCTTCGATGGATCGTGCAACCCGGAGCATCCGACACATTGGCTGAAGGAGTTCTTGGACAACGATGAACTGGATATTTACCTACAGAGGTACACGATATTCGATAATCCATTCCTTCCAGCTGAGTTTGTGGAACAGCTCTGTAAGGAATACGAGGGGACAATTTATTATGATCGCCTTATACTCGGTCTGTGGAAACGTGCCGAAGGTGCGATATATAAGAGCTTTGCAGATGATCCGAAACAATTCCGATGCGATATCGTGGACGAGCTTTTTCCGGATCCGGAGTGCAAGCAGTTCCGAAAAGAGGACATCACATCTATCGAGCTTGGGATTGACTTTGGTGGAAGCCAATCCGGGCATTCATTTGTGGCCAGAGGATACACGGACGATTACCGGGAAGTGATAGTTCTCAAGAGCCGGCGCATCATGGCGAGGGATGAAGTGGAAGAAATCGACAGCAATAAGCTAGATCAGCTGTTCTGTGAATTCATTCAGGAAGTGATTGACCAGTATGCCATATGTGTAAATTATGGAGAATATGTGGAATATTGCAACGTAGAATCTGTATTCTGGGATAATGCAGAGACCGTTCTCGGAAACTCCATCCGAAATGCAGTGGAGCGAAGATTCCCGTGGATATCGGTCCGACCGGCAAAGAAAAAGACAATTACAGACAGAATCAGATGTACCGTCAGACTCATGGGAGCCGGACGGTTTTTTATTACAGACGATTGCGAGTCACTGGAAACAGCACTGTCTGATGCAGTGTGGAACAAGGATGTCAAAGATAAAGATGAGCGTCTGGACGATGGAAGCACTGATATTGACAGTCTGGACGCATTCGAGTACACGATAGAACGGGACATGAAATACTTGATACAGGAGGCGGAAGATGTTTGATGGAATTAAGAGGATGTGGAGGAGGATAACAGAAATGTTCGGATATACGACAATTAAAAATATTATAGGCAGGGACGTTGTTCTTTCTCAGACGATGATTGATGCCATCAACGACTGGAAGAAGATGCTGAATGGGGAAGCGGAGTGGCTGACCGACTCCATTAAGTCTCTTCGGATTGAGCATGGAATATGCAGGGAGTTCGCTGACACAGTCCTTGTTGAAATGGAAACCAGCTTGTCGAATGATACTCTGGATAAGATATATCAGAAGAATCTGTTGCTTTTGAATGAGAATCTGCAGTTCGGGTTAGGGCTTGGTTCTTTTTGCCTACGACCACTTCCCGGAGGGAACGCAGAATTTATTACTGCAGATAAGTTTATTCCGGTGCAGTTCGGCGATGATGGGAACCCGATTGACGTTGCATTTCTGACCGTGAAGAAAGTCGGAGAAACAGACTATTACACGAGGGTAGAGCGGCACTATTTTACGAATGGGAATCTGACTATTGAAAACAAATGCTATCACTCACAGGATAAGAGCGACATTGGAAGCAACTGCAAAATTGATGAAGTGACGGAATGGGCGTCAATCAATCCGGGACCGGTCATTTATCCGGACATGACCAAAATGGATTTTGGGTATTACCGGAATCCGCTGAAGAACATGGTTGATGGATCTTCATGCGGAGTATCAATTTTTGATTCTGCAACAGAGCTTATCCATAAAGCTGATGTTCAGGGAGCTAGACTGGACTGGGAATATGAATCGGGAGAACGTGCGATTCACGTGGATAACAGAGCACTACAGAAGAATGCGAAAACCGGAAGATTTGGGATGGCAAGGCTGAACAAACGTCTGTATCGCGGTCTGAACATCGAGGACGGTAAGGACAAGGAACTCTTGCGAGAGTATTCCCCGGAGATGCGAGATGAAGCGTATAAGCGTGAGATTGAGTTTACGGTTGGTCTTGCTTATGGAGATCTGTCGGATGTAAACGAGGTAGAAAAGACTGCTGCCGAGATTAAGACGTCGAAGTCTCGGAAGTACAACAGAGTATCGGCTATCCAGGAGATGCTTAAAGGGTGTCTGGAAGCATTTGCTGTTGGTCTTGCATTTTATAACAATGCCTATTCCTCCGGATACGAGTTCTCTTGCAAGTTTAACGACTCCATTCTGACAGACGAAGAGGCTGAACGGCAGCAGGATCGGCAGGATGTGAGCATGGGTGTGATGAGGCTGGAAGAATATCGGGCAAAGTGGTATGGAGAAACGGTTGAGCAGGCCCGCAAGAATCTTCCCGAGCAAAATCAGGTGATGGAGTGATATGAGAAATGAATATAAGGAAAAGATCGCCAGCAAAATTGTGGCAAGATACGCAGATCTTGAAGTCAGGATTCTCCAGGATATTGTGCGGAGAATCAAAAAGACGGGCGAGATCACCAGCACGGCAGACTGGCAGATTAACCGGTTAAAAATACCGGGGTATTCTTCGGAGGACATTGAAAATGCATTGAAAGACACTCTGAATGCTTCTTACCTGGAAATGTTTGAACTGTACGACAAAGTGATCGACTGGAAATATGTCAGAAACAAGGACATCTATGAACAGATCAATGCGGAATACATCCCTTTTGAAGAAAATAAACATCTGATACAGGTGACATCAGCTATCAAAAAGCAAAGCCTTGAGGACTTGGAAAATATTACAAGATCTCTAGGCTTTTATTTGGATTACGGCGGCAGAAAGGTATTAACTCCATTGTCACAGGTATACAGTAGGTATCTCGATAATGCCTGCATGGACATTGTCACAGTGTGGAGTCAACAGCAATTGTATGATGTCTGTGGACTCGGTACAGTAACCGGACTATGTGGAGCAAACTGCTACCATCCTTATTTCCCTTTTGTTCCCGGTGTATCGGTACGAACTTATACGGATGACTGGCTAGACGAACAGAATTGGAAAGAAAGCG